AGCCGTCGTCATGGATCACCGTGGTGACCTGCGCCGCGTTCAGCATGTTTGCTTCGGCGTCGCGGTCGCCCATTTCCCAGTCGACCGGGCGCGAGGGGCCGCCGATGTTCTCGATGTTGTTGTTCGAGAACGAGTACCAGAACCCCTTCTCCTCATCGATGCGGGCCTGGATGCCGGCAGCGTATGCCGAGCCGGGGCGCGCGACGTAAGCGGACGTCTCTGTGTCCCAGGCGGTCACGCCGGGATCGAGGACCATGACGCGGGAATTGCCATAGTCGTTGCGGTAGGAAACCGCGTCGGTGTAATTCGTGCCGGGGCCGTCGACGAAGGCGACCGCGCGCATGCGGCCCGTGATCGCCGAGAGGGCCGAGCCCACCGGGTTCATCACATTGCCGAGCGTCAGGGTCAGCGTCGCGCCGGCGCCAACGCCAGCGATCGTCGCTGTCGGCGTCGCGGTGTAGCCGTAGCCGGGATCGGTGATCGTGAAACCTGTCACCTTGCCGCCCACGACCTGCGGGACGATGGTGGCTGTGCGGCCACCGGCCGGCGCCGCCGAGACCGTAACGGTTGTCGAGGCCTGGACGTAGCCAGAGCCGCCAGAGCCGCCGATGACGCCGCCCACGACGCCGTCGGTCGGACGGCCAGAGGTCAGGCCAGGCGCAATCAGGATCTTCGGGGTGACCTTGAGCGTCGGGCGCGACTTGAGCAGCGACCACACGCCGGTCTTGGCAGTCGGATTGCCGACCGCGTTCGACCAGGTTTCCTTCTCGCTCGTGCCTTCGGCGACGCGGGTGACGACCACGACCGTGGCCTTCTGGCCGTAGATCGCGTCCATCGCGTTGAGAAGCGTGCCGTTGGTCTTGAGGTCGCGCGCCTTGAGGGCGTCGGCGAACACTGCGACCGGCGTGTTCAGCGGGAACTTGTTGGGATCGGCGTCCGGCGCGGTGCCGACGAGGCCGATGACGTTGGACTTGACGGTCGAAACGGGACCGGCCGGGGAGTCGACTTCGATCGTCTCGATGCCGTGCAGGTACTGGATGCTCACTGTGTCGTGTCTCCAAAGAAAAAGCCGCCCGGTTGGGCGGCTCGAAGAGGTTGGATTGCAGGGAAGATTTGAACCGGGATTACCAGTTGCGTCTGGCGACGAACTTGTAACTCCAGCTCGCCAGGGTCAGAGCCACGGTAGTCGCAGAGTCCTTCTTGACCGCGATCCATCCGTTGGAGCCCATGGTCGCGATCGACACAGAATTTCTCCCGTAGACGAAGGTGACAGGCGAATAGTAATCGACGAGCGCACAGCTCAGGTGCAACGTGTCGCCGACAGCAAAACCGCCATCAGCCACGTCGCATCGCAGGAAAGCATCGATCGTGCATTCGCTGCCGATATTGTGGGCGAACGACTTGGTCGAGCCGATGGACCACAAGGTGCTGGTGAAGCCGCTGTCGACCAGACCGTTGTAGGCGTAGGCGATTGTCGAGACGACGCCGGAGCCATTGGTGACCACCTCTCCGACGATGACATGATTGACCTTGGAGGCGGTTGTGCCGTTACCAAGGTACATCTGCATCTCGGAGACGATGAACGTGTATTGGCCGCTCGCCGTGGATGCGGCGCCCGACATCTTCTGGATCGGGACAAGCGCCGTGGTGGTCTTAGGCGTGACGCCGCCCGAGACGATCTCGACCGGCAGAAACACGGTGGCATTGGCGGCCAGACCGGTCCAGCTGAAGTTGCTTGTCGCCTTGCCGACGACGTCGACGGCGCCATTGACATCCCACCCAGCGGACGCGGTCGCAATCAGCGGTGTGCCTGCGGCGATGTTCTGCGTGGTGATCGACAGTACGCCAGAGGTCGTGGGAAGGAATGAAGGCGCTCCAGAGGCCATTGGCCCCGTCATCACGGTTGAGCGTGCGACATATGCCTGGGGTCTGACCGGGGAATAGTCTGGCAGCGCAAATGCGCCGTCGGCGCGCAGGAACTTGTGGGCTGCGCCGTCTCCTGCGGCCGGGGCCGGCACGAGGCCGACCGCGCCGCCTGAACCCGCGTCGCCGCTGAAGCGTTTGAAGGTGCGGCCTGGGCCGAGAGTGCGCATAGCTTACTCCTCGATTCCCCACACGACGACGTTGACATTCGTCGTGTCGGTGCGCGCGTAGAGAACCTGACCGGCCTTCATGACGATGCCGGCGCGTTCCAGAGGCGTAGCGCCGTCGACGGTGGCGTCGAACTCGATCCACTGCGACCCGTCGCCGGCAGGCGTCGCGCCGTTGGTGATCGCCAGGCGGACCTTGACGGCCTGCGAGGCGTTGCGGTTCAGCGCGTTGACCGAAATGCACGCCTGCTTGCCGGTGGGCACCGTGTAGATCGCCGTGTCGGTGTTGATGGATCCGATATTGACTGCTGCGAGCATGGCTTACCTCATGGTCATCGCAAGGAAGCTTCGCAGGTTGATCTTCTTGAGCTTCGCGACATCTGCTGTGAGCGCGGCGATCGCCGTCGTGTTGGCGGTGATGGCCGCCGTGTTGGCGTCGATCTGCGTGTTGTTGTTGGGACCGAACGCCGCCAGCTGCGCATCGATATCCGCCTTGAAGGCGTCGATGTCGGTCTGGATATCGTCGAACCGCGCCTCGATGATTTGCGGGTCGACGGCTGCCGACACGATCCATCCGGCAAACGATCCGGCTCCGTTGACGACATTGACGTTGACGACCAGCTCGCCGGTCTCGCGCGAGTAGAACGCCATCTGGCCCGACATCGACTTGGTCGGATCGGCGATCGACTGGATCGTCAGGTAGCCCGACGCCGCAAAGCGGGCGCGGTCGTCTTCCGACAGGATGAGCGTCTGCTCCGTCGCGCCGATGGTCAGCTCTGTGGCCGAGGTCGCCGTGAACAGCGCGCCGATCTGGCTGATGTCCTTGAGGCGGGTGTAGATCGGCTCGATCGCATCACTGAGACGATCGAGACCGAAGCGCTGCAGGTCGGCGATTGCCGCCTGCCACTCCGGCGAGAATGGCTCCAGCGCCGACAGACGTCGGTCGATGACCGACATGGCGGCGTTGAGGCGATCCTCGGTAAAATCCTCGTCCTTGGAGAAGACGAGTTCAGGATACTTCGACGCCATTGAGAACTCCTGCCGCCTTCATGGCCTTGAGGACAGTCTGGTCGACCCAGTTCTCGCGTCCCGGCAGGTATGTGAACCCCTGGTAGGGGAAGCGGTCCTTGAGATCGACCAGCGTCAGTTCGTCGCTGGCGACCTCCGGCTCAACGCCGGAGGTCTTCTTGGTCTTGGTGGTCATTCAGCTGATCCTTACAGGCCGTAGTCCTTGCGCCACGAGGCGATGAACACCTTCTGCGCCGACGTGGTCGTGAACGCCGTGTCCCAGCGGAACTGCGTGATCGCAGATCCGAGGTTGAAGACGTAGGTCACCTCGCGTGCGCCATTGCCGAGATCGACAACCGTCGTGGACGTCGGGTTGGTCGAAGTCGCAAAGCTGACGCCGGAAAGCAGTTTGACCGTTGCCGTGTGGAACGCTGCGTCGAAAGCCTCGTAGTGCATCGTCACGCGGATCTGCGAGGACGCCGTCGGAAGGGTTCGCGTCGTCGAGATGTGGCGCTGGGCCAGACCAGGGCGCGACACCGTGATCGAGGAGTCGAGCGTGTTGATCGCCGGCATGACGTCCTGCGATCCGTTGAACACGGCGCGCAGCGGCAGAAGCGGCGGGATCGTGCCTCCCTGGCCCAGCATGTAGGATCCAGTGTCCTGCATGTTGTACCAGATGCCGGCGACCTGGATCTCGAACGACAGGCTGCAGGCCGACGGAACGACGGCGCCCGACATCAGATCGATCGACAGGATGCCGCCAGACAGCGACAGCTGCGAGAGGTTGATCACCGTGCGCGACGAGCGGAACTTGCAGCGGTAGAGCTTCATGTACAGGTCGCGCGTGGCGTCGCCCTGCTGGTAGGCGCCGTCGAGGACATAGAAGAACGTGCCCTGCGGGAACTGCGCGCCCGAAACCGTGGCGACCCAGTGGTCGGCGGCGGTCGTGACGACCGTGGCGTAGCGCTTGCCGGCCGACAGGAATGTCGGCTGCAGCGAGACCACCGTCTCGTCTGTGAGCTTGAGTTTCTCGCGGGTAACCGTGGTCGACGCGATGACGGACTTGAGATCCGGCAGGCCGTAGTCGGACACTTCGCAGATCGCGACGTGGACCGAGCCCGTATTGGCGAGGCGCGTGAACTTGAGGCCGACAGCGTCGAGCCACATGTCCTGGCCTTGCAGCCATGTCTCCGTGACCTGGGCGCCAGGGACCGAGATCGTCGAGGTGATCTTGTCCCAGTAGGCTTCCTGCCACTCGTCGTCCCAATACTGGGTGACGCGCAGCATGTGGACGCCGAGCAGCGCATCCATCCAGAAGCGCGGCCCGAGGTCTTCGACCTTGAAGGTCTCGGTGCCGCGACGGAAGATGCCGGCGGCGACGTCGTAGTTGCCGGTGTTCCAGAAGGCGTCCCAGTTCGAGATCACCCACGGCGTGCCATAGCGGATGCGGCGGCGAGCCATGGTCTTCTGGACCATGTCGAATGTGGTCTGCGAGAACGAGGCGACCTGGGTCTCGGCGACGGGCGTGCCGGTCTCCAGCCATGGCTCGCGGTCATAAGCCGGGAAGAGTACGCCGGACTTGGTCATTGCGAACGGATCGAGCGGATTGAACAGCTGGATCGGCGTGGTGTTGACTGCGGCGTTGGGGAAGCGCAGTCCGTCCTGGACGCTCGTGTTCGACAGCGGATCGGTCAGCAAGGACTTGGTCGTGTCGAGGAAGTAGTCGGCGTCGGAATCGACGGCGGCCGAGGGCACACCGGCCTTGGCTTCGAGGGCGGCGACGCGCTGCAGCGTGCGGCCGAGCAGCGCCTGGCTGGCGATGTTCGAAGTCGAGGCCTTGAGCGCGGCGATATCGGAGGCCAGTGTCTTGATCTGGAAGCCGGCTGTCTCCTCGAAGGTTTCGAGGTCTTCGACGCGGCCCTCGAGCGAGGCTACCGATGTGAGGCTGGTGGCCTCGTTCATCGTCACGCTCTCGACGCCAGTCGTCGACAGGACGACCCAGGCCACGACCGTGTAGCCGGAAGCTACGATCGGGGCGACTGGATCAGGAGCCTCCTGGCCGAGCTGGACGTCGATATTGGCGATACGCGCATGCACGAGGGCGACCGGTCGGGGTTCGGCCTGACGGGTTTCGGCATTGATCAGAAACTGGCGGGAGCGGACGTCGCTGTCGGCTTCCGTGCCCCAGGTCACGACGGCGGCGATGCGCTTGCCGGCGACCGGGAGGGCGTTGATGAATTCCTTGGACCAGGCGCTGTCGCCCGAGGCGTAGACCTTTCCGGCCGAATACAGGCGCCCGGTGGCGACAGTGATCTGCGTCGGCGCTGACTTGGCGACCGCAAAGCCGCTGTAGCGCGTCTGCGTCGTGATGCCGTCGGCCACGACATGGTCGAGCGCGGCCTCGGCGAAATCCTGCATCGACGTGAAGTCGGACGGATCGTCGTCGATGTTGTTGTAGAAGATGATCTTCTTTTCCACTTGATGCTCCGTTTTGTCCGACTGCGCGTCAAGCGATGCGGACTATTTCTCCGAGCCTGAAACTTCCGAGCTTCAAGCCGTCCCTCAGGGTGACGACGCGGTGCGTGACCGTGTCGATGTAGATGTCGTCGCGCAGTGACTTTGCGGCGACGACGGCGGCGCAGGCATCGTCGAGCCTGCTCATGTCGGTGGGGATGCGGAACCCGTTACGAAAACGACCGCCGAACCCGCGAGCGTTCGATCTCTTGATCGGCACGCTGACGTTGATGTGGGCGGTGAACTTCGGGATGCCGTAGCGCTTGTCGCCGCGATACCACTTGGTCTCCACGGGCGTGGGCATCGTATCCCTGCCAAACAGGTTGACCCTGTCGTAGACGAATTGGTTCGCGTCGGTCTCACTGCGGAAATTGTCGCCGCGAAACGACTTGTTGTAGTCGTGAAAATGCTGATACGTCGGCGGCGTGTGGCGCTGCGCAATGTGGGTCGCCTGCACCGACTGCGGCTTGACGCCGGGCGTCACCGCCGTCTGCTGGCTGTCTGGATCGATGCGCAGCGTGATGACGTCGCTCTCGGCTTCCGTGGTCGAGCGGAACCCGTGCGTGCGGAACGAAACCTTGTGGAAGTCGGCCGTCGTCGGTCCGGCGATGCGGATGCGTTCGAACGACTGACCGGCGAGGTCGTTGACCTGGTCGATCACGACGTCATGCTCGACGCCATTGGCGAAGTAGGTCGCGTGGCGCCCATAGAGCTTTGGGCCCTGCGTAGGTTCGCGGAAGCCGCTGTCACGGAACTCATCGGCGGGGCGGCGGAAGCCCGTGGTCGTGTCGATGCGGCGCGTCAGGAACGGTCTGATCCTGATCTGCGGACCGTTGGCCAGGTATTCCAGCCAGCGCTCCTTGGAGACCGACGGTATGCGGAAGCCGCGCGCGGGCGGCGTCACGAAATAATTGGCCTTGCAGTCGATCAGATCGAGGTAGGTCTCGATCCCTTTCTGCGTTCCCTTGAGGCGGTGGTGCTTGATCGCGCTGGCCACGACCAGGCGCTTCTTGTCGTCAGGCCAGGACGCATCCCAGATGTCGACCGACAGCGCCCAGGCCAGATAAGGCAAGAGCGCGATATCGCAGGTCCACGGGTTCCACAGGTGACGGATTTTCTCAACGTCGAGTGCGAGGATCTCGTCGACCTGCTTTGCAAGCTGCCGCTCGTATGCCGTGGCGTTCGACGGCAGGATATTCGCCATCAGGCTCGCCATTGATTGCTCCAAAGCGTCAGGTGGTGGTGATCGTCGCACTCCTGATCCAGACAGCCTGGTCCTGTCGCAGGTTGGTGTCTGATTCGAAGTTGGTCGACACCGACTTGACCCCGCTCTGCATGAGCGCGGCCAGGATGGCGGATACCGTCAGGTCGAAGCCAAGGATCGATGTTGTGTCGCGAAGCTGCGTAAGCGCCGCCTGCACGTCAGCAAGCACGAGAGCGCGATCAGGGCCGGGATAGAGCTGAATGTTCGCAACGAGGTCGACAGGCAGGATCTCAGCCGAGGCGACATGGACTTCATCTGTGAGAACCTTGATCCCGGTCTGGTGGAGGCGGTCGTAGACCGCGTCGATCTGCGCCTGCGTCGCTGTCGGATCTGCGCCGGTGTTGACCAGGGAGACCTTGACGACGCCGGCTGAGACCTTGATCGCGGAGACGTCCCTGAGCGTCGGTACGGCTGTCAGGGCGTGATAGATGTAGGATCCGGCTGTGCCAGCGGTCGAGAATGTCTCGCAGGCGACGCGGATACGCTTGAGCAGTCGCTCGTCGCTCTCGTAGACCGCAGGGGATTGATCTGTGTCCGGCGAAAGCAGCAGACGGTCGACGTCGAAGAAGGCAGCAAGGTTGTCGAGGTCGTTCTTGCGCGCAAACGGCAGCATGACGGCGCGCGCCGCCGCGTTGATGCGGGCGCGCACGATCATCTCGCCGTAGGACTGGCACTGCAGGATGACGTTGGTCGGCGATTGCTCTAGCTTGAGCGCGTCAACGAGCTTGGGCAGGCCGGCGGCTGTGGCGCGATCGACCAGCTGCGTGTGGTAGATGTCGAGGATCGACTCGAAGTCGATCGTCTCGATCACGTCCGGCGGCGGCAGGCGCGCGAAGTCGATGTAGAGGGACGGAGATTCGAAAGAGGGCATAGGCTCGCTCTCAGGAGAGCGCGACCTGTGCGCGCCTCGAAGTGGCTTCCGGCAGGTAGTCGCCGACGATGGTGATCTGCGGCGCGCCCTCGGGGCCGAGGTTTTCGATCAGCACGGAGCTGACCATGAACTCGGGCTCGTACTTGTCGATGGCGTCGGCGGCGGCGATGATCGAGCGCATGAAGACCTCGTCGGTCGAGGGCTTGTCGATCAGGTCTGAGAACTCGGAGCCGAACCGCAGCCGCATCAGGCGGGTGTGCAGGCGCGTGGTCAGGATCGTGTAGATCGACTGACGGCAGCGCGCCCAGCCCGAGATCAGTTCGCCAGTCTCCCTGTCGATGTCGACGATGGGATCAAGCGTCGCCATCGGCGTCGGCCTTCTCGGCTACGACAGGCTTCTCGGCCTTGGCTTTGCGATGACGCTTCTCGTCGCGCGCCGGGCCTTCGTCGAGGTCGGTGTCTACGGCGGGAGCCAGCGCTTCGGCCTTGATCTCGACCAGATGATGGCGGCGGTACTTGGCCTGCGCCTCGCTCAGATCGACGGTGGCGCCGACGGGGATCATTTCGTTGCCGTGATAGAACTCGGCGGTCGTCTCGAACTTGGGCATCAATGTCTCCTTGGATCAGGCGTCCTCGCCGATGTCGAAGAACTGGCTTTGCAGGTCGACGATCTCGGCGGCGCGCTCTGCGCCGAGCATGCGCGTCACGGACGCTGCCAGCTCCGGCGAGTTCAGGTTGAAGGCGGATGTGGCGACAGCGGCGCTGGCGATCGCCAGGGTTGCTGCGATGCCGGTGGACAGTGCGTTGGCCGAAGCTTCGACGGGCGCGGTGAGCGCTGCGGCCATGGCATCGATCTCGGCGCCGGCGTCCTCGTCGGTGATGGCGCCTGTCCTCACATGTTCGATCAGCAGCGGTAGCCCTTCGTTCATGGCGGCCAGTTCGCTGTCCATGTTGAGTGGCTTGACGACGGTCGCCATGCCGATCGCTTCATCGACTGCGCCGCCTACAATGCCGATCAGATTGGCGTGGGCGACGAGATCGTAGAGCGTGAAGGCGCCGCCGCCCATGCCCGATATGCCGTTGGTGTGGGCAATGGCAGCGTCTGCAGCTTTCATCAGGCCGGAAGCGGCGTCGCCGAGAGCGGCAAGCGTCGCTGGAAAGTTTGGATCCTCGCCCTCCGGCGCTGCGACCTGGGAGATCGCCTCGAACACGGACGTCTTGAGCTGGCTGAGCGCCTGGGCCATCGGGTTCTTGAGGATCGCCTGCAGACCGTTCTGCATGACGTCCTTAAGCATTCCCGACAGGTCGCCGCCGCCCAGCAGGGCCTTGGTGATCTTGAGCTTCTCTGCGAACACGCTGGCGGTGTGGAAGTGCGGCGTCCCGCCGATCAGGCGCAACACCGTCGGCAGGTCGACAAACATTCAGGGCCTCAACAGTTCAGGAAGACGTTGCCGTCGTTTTTCAGGACCATGTTGCCGGCCTGGTTGGTGGCTCGAACACCCGATGCGTCGATCGTATGCTTCTGGTCTCCGACCTCGCGCTTGGTGCGCTTTTCTGCGGTCGTCGTCTCGGTCTCGGTTTTGGTCGTGACCTGGTCCTTCGTGATCTCCTTGCTCGATTTTCCGATCGAGACCTTGAGATTGTCGCAGGTCGCGATGATGTCGAGCGTCTTGTCGACTTTCTCCTGGTCCTTGGCGCCCGGCTTCTCGACGCGGACGAAGATCTCGTCCTGCTTGTCGTGGGGGGAAGGATCGTCAGGGCCGTAGTGGAAGGGTTCGAGCACGCCCTGCTCCAACTCGCCGTTCGGCGAGTTGAGCGTGACGCGCTGCCCGACACGAGGCGGCACGGAGAACTTGATGGCGCCATGGGAGAAGCTCTTCCAGGGCATCCAGTCGGTCTTGAGGGTCTCGTCTCCGGAGCCCTCTTCCATCTTGGCGTACCAGCGCTTCTTGTCCTGGTCGAACTTGACCTCGGTGACCTTGCCTTGGCGCTGCTTGTTTTCGAGCTTGCGCTCGATGTCCTGCATTCGGCGCTCGATCTGCATGATCTGGCGCATCAGGCGTCATCCTCTGTGAGGTCGAGCGTCTCGGGGGCCGACTGCGTGCCGTCTGGCAGCGTCTGGCGAGAGATGCCGAGGAAGAGGTCGCGCGGCAGCTGGGTGACGCGCCGGCCATTGGCTGGATTGTGGATGAACTCGTGGCGCGCGGTCGCTGACGGGCCGATCATGATGTTTGAGGTCCAGCGCACCGCGCCGATCGCGACGCCCTCGCGTCGCATCACTGGGTCGGCGATGCGCTCGAACACGACGTCGCAGGCCGGTCCGGAATTCTGGGCGCCGAAAGTGTTTTCGTGCGCGTAGTTTGCGAGGTTCTCCATGACGGCCCAGCACTGCTCATCGCCGTCGCGCGGTTCGCGACCGTCCTCGGTTACGATGACCACGGTGACGTGGAGGTCGATGCTGCGCTCTCCTGTCGCGTAGGGCTTCATTGGCGCTCGGTTGACCGAGACAAATGCGCAAGGGGTCTTGAGCGACCAGTCGGCGACATCCTTTTCATCGAACACGCCATCGTACCAGTCGACATCCTCGATGCCTTCGATCTCTGCGGCGATGGTCTTCATGACCAGATCACGGAAGGCGATGATGGAGCTTTTCATTCATCCCCCCATGAGGTGTTCTTGTAGTATCTTGGCGAGGCGCTTGATGTTGGCCTCGGAGAAACCGAGGAACGGGCGGGCGGGAACTTTCTTGCGCTTGATCCAGCCCTTCATCTTGCGGGCGGGGATCCCCTTCTGCATCAAAGCGCCGTAGTCGACGCCGTCCTTTGAGCGCGCGGTAGAGGCGATGGTGAAACCGCCCTTGGTGACACGCTGCGCTTCGATCCCGTCGGCCAGATTGCCATAGCGGAAGAGCGGCGAGTCGCGTCCCTTGATGTCGATGGTCGCAGTCCCGTTCGGCGCCCAGACCTTGCCAGATGGCGATGTCTTTGAGCGCAGGATGCGGTTCTGCGTGGCGCGCACCATGTAGGCGGCGCTCTCTTGCATGGCAGGCGTTATGTCGTGGGCCTGCTTGATCAGGCGTTTCAGCCTTTTCTCCAGCAGGTCGGTGGAGAACCTGATGTTGACGCTTCTGACCATCAAGCCCTCACAGCGTTGATCGACCTCCCCTTGCGCTGCACGTTCGGGTTCGTGGTCGCGCCGTCGGCGCCTTCAACCGGCGGCAGCCCGAGGCCGACTGTGCCCTTGGCGATCTTGTCGAGCATCGCGAGCGCGTCTTCGTAGCGCTGGCGCATCTCGTCGGTGCGCATCGCGCGCTTGATCGCCATGCGGTAGAGCGCGATGTCGACGGCCATCGATCGGATCGAGCCGGGAACAGGCGATAGCGGCACCGGATACTGCGCCGACAGGTAAGCGTTGATGATGTCGTCGGCGCCCTGAAGGCCTTGCGCAATCAGGTCGGCGTCAGGCGCGCCGGTCTTGTTGGGATCGGCGACGCGAACCAGAAGGTCGAAGCCGTAGAGATCCTCGATATCCGCCTGGTTTGCGTAGCTCATGATCAGTCGTCCTCGACGATGGCGTCAGGATCGCCGGCCTCGGCCGCGTCCTTGATCGTGTCCTTCTTGGCCTTCTTGCCTGCATGCTTCTTGACGGCGGGCTTTTCGGCTGCCTGCTCTTCGGCGGGCTTTTCAGCTGTATGCTCTTCGGCAGGCTTTTCGGCGGGCGTCTCTACCTGAGCGGTCTCGCCAGCTTCCGGCGTGTTGTCGCCTGTAGGGGCGTCGTCGTCGTTTTCCATGATGGCGTCGTCGTCGCGCGTCTCGGCGGCGACAGCGTCGCTCTCGACTTCGGCTTTCGCCTTGGCTTCGGCGAGCACGCGGGCGCGCTGCTCGCGGACCGTCTCGGACACCTTGGAGTGTTCGTGCTTGAGGCGAGCCATCTGCTA